CTGATGGCGACAGACATCGGGTCCGAACCGCCTTGGTCGACGAATCTATCAAAAACAGAAGTTCCCTGGGCGGCTAACTGCGCCTTAACCATCTCGGGACTGATTCCCATGGCTTTGGCGGTTTCGGTAAGGTCTCCTCTGGCCGCGGAAAGCTGTTGTTTGAAATTCATACCCGTGGCCAGGTAATCCTGCCCGTAGGTCGAAAGACCTGGCGCCACCTGCATCGCCGACACCAGATTCCGGCCCTGTTGGTAGGGGTCAAAACCACCGGCCAGTCTGTCGCCAGCCGCCAGGCCCTGCTGAACCCTCTGGACGGCGAGCATGTCACCGGGCCCACCGGTTAGGCCCAAGACATCTGCTCCCCCCTGAGCCGCCGCCAGTAGCCCGATGCCCGAAGTCATACCCCGGGGGTCGTACTGAAATGCCATTTGACCTAATTGCATTCCCGCCGCCGTGTTGGCGGTGGCGCCGAGAGCCGTTCTAGCCAGGGCTCCGCCAGTCATGCCGACTCTGCCACCGACGGCAGCCGCTCCGGCCAGAATACCTCCCCATTGTCCCCAACCCCCGGCAGAAGCCCGCATTATTTCATCGGAGTATGCCCCACCAAGTCCCAGTTGTCGGGACTGAGCGACTGCCGATAGTTTTTCACCGACGTCATAGCCCCCCATCCTCATGAGGCGGGCCTGTTCGGTTAAAAACGTATCCTGTCCTTCGTCGAGTATGACGCCACCCCGTCGTTTTCGGCTCAGACCCAGACCCATGATTCGGGCCGCCTGGGTCCGGGCCCCAAGACTGCCTTGAAAACCCTGAAGGGCGACGAGACGCTGCTGATACACGACCCCCTGCCGATACCGTTCGGCTTCGCTGACACCCATTCCCATCAGAAATGTTTCTTGCGATTCCCCAGTTAAGCCTTCTCCAACACTGGCTCCGGGCCCCGCTCCTCCCAAACCAATGACGTTTCCAGCCGCCGTCTTGATACCCCGCGCAGCTGCTGCGGCGTGAGCCCAGTCTTCACCAGGCAATACGATGTCACGGCCCTGTCCGACCTGCCGGACGGCTATGCCGGCTTTAGCTGCAGCTAGAGCAGGACCACTAAATATAGCAGTTTTGCCGATATCCCAGAGGGCTCCCATCTTAGACATCGCCACACCTTCTGGACGTCCGACCTGAGCCGCCAAATCCTTTCGCCGCGTCGAGTCTTTGTTCATTTCCCGGAGGGCGTCGAGATAGGTGATGTCTCCTCCCATCATGGCCCGGTTCATGGCCGCGACGACATTACCTCTCTGTGATTCAATATTCCCATACATCCGGGAACCGGCGAAGCCTTCGTTAATAATTGCATTGGCTCCGACCAGCGCCGTGCCTCCCATCCGCATCAGACCCCCCATCGTCGTCGGGGCAATGCCTTGAATGGCGCCTCCAAAAAATTGGTCGGGCCCGGCGCCACCGGGGGTATGTAGCCACTGGGCAAACCTGCTGCGTTGGGCGGCAGCCTGCGTCTGCCCGGGCCATGGCACCTCCGGGAGGGGGTCTACGCCGGTTGGCGGCAGAGCCGCCAGGGCCTGGCGTTGGGCGTTGAGTTTGCCGGCCACCCCCGCCATCTTCACCGCCACCCGGTCGGCTACGGCTCCGCCACCGGGGCCCCCGAGCTTCTCGTAGGTCCTGACCAGGGCGTCGAGTGCCCCCTGTAGGCCCCGGATGCTCTGCTGCTGGTCTTGGGCCGACTTCTTCATGGCCTCGCTGAGGCCCTTCATGGCGAAGCCGCCGAACTGAGACAAATTCTTGAATGCAGCGACGTTGTCTTGAATAGCGGCCGTAATGGTGCTCTTGGGCCCAGCTGCTGCCTGCAGCTGGGCGCCGCTGGCCTGTCCCCCGACCTGACCTCCGCTCAAGAGGTTGGCGAACTGGGCATTGGGCTGGATGCCACCGGCTCCGCCTCCACCACGGCCCTGTAGGGCCTGTGCGAATTTGCTTGCTTCCCGCGTCAATTCCTGCAACGCTGATTTAACACGTTGAAAGGACGCGGTATCCAGCTCGAATTTAAAGGAGAGGCGCTTAGATTCTGGCAAGAGAAGGCTCCTGTAGATAAATAATAGCAGCCTTTAGTAATTTTGGACTGTCTTTAAAATGGCCTATCATCGTATTGCAATTGCTACAGAGCAGACCTCTCAATTTCCCTGTGCTATGGCTGTGATCTATAGACAACCTGCTATATCCAAGGGAGGCCCGTGACAAATTTTACACAGCCCTCTCTGAGATTTTTCTAAATTACGAAAACCAGATTCGAAGTTTATCGGCATTTTCCAGTCTCCGGATAGAATCTTTGGTTCTGAGAGTCTCTCGATTCTTTTCTCTATAAGACTCTTTCTGAAGCAAGATGGCGTCTTTATTTTCTATTTGATACTGTGTTTGTTGTTTCCGTATTTTTTCTCTATTTTTTAAATAATACTGGGCATCCGACTCTTTCTTTTTTGCCTTTTTCTCTTCAGGTGTCATTGCCATAACCAACCTTCTAGATTATTTGGCATTTTTAGGCCGGGGTCCGCAGGGGTCGTCAAAGAAATCTGCATCGCTTTCGATAAAGTCAAACCTGTGGCTGATGTCCCGGAGGACCCGGGGTTCTGGAGGTTCTTGGGGCTGTAAATCAGAAGCCTTCAACCCGTCGCCGTCCTTCTTATCCATCTCCTGAGCCTTCTTAACCGCCGCCGCCAGAGACCCCAGAGCCCCCTGGACCTGACTTACGGCCTCCGATATCGGCGTCGTCGGCTGCTTCCGGGCGGCGGCGGAGACCCGTCGACTGAATTCCAAATCAGCAGCCTCACGGGCATCTTCTTCCCGGCATCTGAGTTCATGCTCTTTCTCGGTCTCCAGGAGTTTTTCTATCTCCTGTTTCCGATCGGGGCCCGCCAGCTCTTCGTAGCGGACCTCAAAATAAGCCTGAAGCAAATCATCAACAGGGATATCCATTACATCTGCTAACGGAGTCGAAAACTCCCGGCTATACCACCTCTGGAGGTAGCGCAGATTATATTCATCCCCCTCCGAAACCACGGCGGCCATGGCCAGTAATTTGATGGCTCGGAGATTGTTCATATCCTACTTCTGGATCTCCGGCTCCAGGAGCTTCCGGGCCTCTTCCGCCTTCTTAGCCAGTTCCTGAGAGTATTGCCGCTCAGCCTCAACCACTGCTTCAAAAACATCCATAATCGGCCCTTGATCCTCAAAATCTAAGCCATTGCCCGCCGATTGCCACCATGAAGGGGAATCAATGGTATGCACCCAAATTTTACTTAAAACCGTCGCGAGGCCGTTGACGCCCTCTGCAGCCATGTCGCTACGGTCTCCGAGTAGAGAACGGCGGATCTCATCCAACTTCAGAGAATCTCTATTACTTAACCGGGTCTTGATTTTGAAACGGCCGTGTAATACAGTTCCATCGCTGAGGGTCGTCTTGACGGTGATTTCTGTTGTTGGGGAAGACATTGCTTTTTCCTTTTGGGGGTGGTAAGAGTCCGGCAAGTAGTATACCACAGGCTCTTGGCAACTGAGATTACCTGTGAGCGCATACCAGCAGTGGATTACTAATTACCTGAAGTCTCTAGGTGACCAGACCCCGACGGGAAAATGCGGTCACGCCAGCCGGGCCATGCAGCTGGAGTTCCCGGAGCTTAGACTGGCCCGGGGCTACGTCTTCGATGGCTGCTGGGGTGAGAGAACCCACTGGTGGTGTGTGACCCCCGACGGCGAGGTCGTCGACCCGACCTCCAGCCAGTTCCCGGCGCTGCTGCCCGGTAGTTACCAGGAGCTGGGGCCCAACGACCGGATACCTAGCGGCCGGTGCCCGAACTGCGGGGAAACGGTTTACGACGGCGCCACCTTCTGTGACTCCAGCTGCTACTCGGCGATGGTGACGTCTCTGTAGCTGTTGACATTAGCGATCCGTTCCCGTAGAATGCCGGTTATGTCACTTGCCTACTACCGAACCGAGAGACTGCAGTACCCGGAGGCGAAGAGAATTAATGTCACCCGGGAGGTCATCGACTTCGTCGTGCCTAAGATTTTCAACAGCTTAGGCTATACTGAAGTCAGGGTCGAAATTAATCCCCGGGCCAAGAACTGGAGTTGGTACCGCCCCGGGGCCGGCTTCATGACCCCCCGTCACGGCCTGATGAGCCACCGGGAGGACAAGATTGAAATCGCGACCTCCATGCTGAATTGGCTGACCGTGGCCCACGAAGTCGCACATGCCCTGCACTGCCAGGACTATGACCGGAGGTTCCGGGCGGCTCAAAAAGTTAAGTTTCCGGACGAGAGATGGGTTGTTTTGACCCGAGACAGGCACCTGGTGCTCCCGAAAGAACTCTGGCACGGCAAAGAGCACCGGCAGTGGGTGGCTAAGGTCATCGGGTTCCTGAAGTCTATCGACGCCATCCGGGAGCCGGTGGTCAGGCAAGACGCACCTGCCGACCTCTACAGCCAAAAGCAGTGGATATCTAACGTCATTAGAACCCTGGAGTCGGATGGTGTCGACGGCCTGGAGGGTAGCGCCAGCGACTACAACAACCTCATGAAGGCCGAGGCCCTGGCGGCTCTGCCTCCAAAAATGCTCTGCCCCCACTGCCTCCAGGAACGGACCCGGGAGGAGTTCGGGGTCCGAATCGTTAAGAAAACGCCTCAGGGCCGGGCCCTGAAAGTCATCCGTCAAAGTTATTGTGCCGACTGCCGTTGACACCTTTTCCGGTTGTGGTAGTATCTCGGTTGCTGTTCAAACAAACAGGGCTTTGCCCCAAGGAGTAGTACCATGAAGGCTAGTTTTGACACCACGAAGGCAGTGGATTTCCTCAACGTGAAGTCTGGCCGCACCGTCCAGGAGGTCGCCGAGAAGTTCGAGGTGACGCCGGCAACCGCCCGTAAGCACTTGGGCTCGATGCTGGCGGCGAATCAGGTCGCTACGGCCGGGGTCCGCACCACCGGTACCAAGGGACGGCCGGCGACCCTGTATGTCGCGGCTCAGGTCGCCCAGTAGCCGCACCGGGTCTCTGGAGCCGGGTTCTGTCTTCCTTACCGGCTCCGGAGACTTCTTTCCCCCGGAGTTCCTGTCTAAACCTGATAATGAAAGGAATTGATATCATGTCCGATGCTCAAATCTCAACATTCCAAGTGTTGGAATCTCAAGGAAAAATCAATCTCAGTAATGAGGAGGTCCGCCGTTTTTTGAAGGCCTTTACTCCAGAGGCGGAGGAGCCCGCGGCAACCGCAGAAAACCTCATTTTCTTCATCAGCGGAAACCGACAGATGTCGGCAGTCAATGGTAAGCGACTCAGCCAGCCGGTCTATCGAGCACTCTCCGAACTGGCGGACCAAGGAATTGTCAGCGACGATGAAACCGCAATCAACCCGGATACCGGCTATAAGAACACCCTCTACCGACTTCTGAAGGTTCCCCGACCACCCCGAGTGAAGAAAAACACCTGGAAAGAAAAAGCTTTGAAGCTTCAAGAGGAGATTGAAAACCTCAAGAAGCGGAACCAGAATCTTCTGGATCTCTGTCGAGGTTATGAGACCCTCTTAGAGGTCAAAACACAGCCGGAATCATAGTAGGTGTTGACATAAGAGCCACCCTCCTGTAGGGTGCTTCGTATGGAAACCAAGACCTACGAAATCCCCGCCGAGAACCTCGCGAAGCTGACCTCCGTCATCGAGAAGCTGAACCGTAAGGCCCAGAAGCTCGGTTGCGCCGCCATCAGCATCGAGATCGGCCCGGTGTACCCGGTCTACTACATCAACAAGCCCTACCAGGGCACTAGGAAGGCTACCGCCGATGAGGTCGTCGCCAAGGTCCCGGGCCTCTACGCCCGGAGCTACCACCGGGTCACCATCGGTGGCGAGGCCCCCGCCGTGGCCGGCTTCCGGTTCGTCGCCACCCTGCAGCACCTCAACATTGAGGGCGAGACCCTGAACGTCCTCCGGACTGCCCCGGGCTTCGAGGGCCAGGTGCCCGAGGAGTTCCGGACCGCCACCCCGGAGAACTGCGACCACTGCAAGAGGGTCATCTCGACCCGGAAGGAGACCTTCGTCGTCCAGAACACTGAGACCGGGGTCTGGCAGCAGGTGGGCCGGAACTGCCTGGCGGACTTCCTCGGCGGCCGGGACCCCCACGCCGTCGCCGGGGGCCTGGAGCTGCTTCTCAGGGCAGCGGACGCCGGAGAGGAGTTCGGAGGTGACTGCGGCGGCGGATGGCAGCTGGCTTGGCCTGTCGAGGAGTTCCTGGCCGTGACGGCGATGTTCGTCCGGACCGAGGGCTGGATGTCCCGCGGCAAGGCCCGGCTCAGCCCAGTACCGGGCTCTGTCCCCGCCACCGCCGACTTCGTGGTGCGGTATCTGAGCCCGCCTCCCCACGACAGCATCGCCCGTGCCAAGTGGGAGGCCTGGAAGGATGCCCACCCGGTCCTCCCCGAGGACTACGAGGTCGCCTCCAGGTCCCTGGCCCACATTCAGGAAGTCGCTGAGGCCCAGGGGATGTAGGAACCGGCGGGGTGTTGACATTAACACCCCCGCCATGGCAGTATCTAGACCACTGGAGGCCGTCATGGCAAAGCCGCTTTCTGATTTTGAGTGGAACCTCATCGTGGCAACGAAGTCGAGCCTCATCACCCCGAAGCTGGCGGGCATCGTCGCCGCCCTGGTGCCGTACTACCTCCGGGATGTCGAGAAGAGGGTCCTTCGGGAGGCTGAGGCCCGGAAGCTAGCGGACAGCCGGCATGTCGGGGCGGTGGGCGACCGGCTGAAGGACGTGGTGGTGATGGTGATGCGCATCAATAGCTTTGAGGGAAACTTCGGGATGACTTTCATCGTCAAGATGCTGACCGGCGACGGCAACGTCATGACCTGGTTCAGCAGCGGCCCCCCGGGCATGAACCCCGGCGCCGAGTACATGATTGCGACGACCGTCAAGGACCACAGCACGTACCAGGGCGTCAAGGAGACCCGGGTCACCCGGACCACGGTCTACACCGACGAGGGTCGGAAGCAGGCCGAGGAGAAGGCTGCCAAGAAGCTGGTCCGGGAAGCAAAAAAGGCTCAGAAGGTTGCAGCGGCTCAGCAGCCGTGATATAGAGGGAATATGGGACTCGACATCAGAGCTGTTTCGGGACTGAAGCTCATCAAGGCTTACGACATCGCCAAAGACATTGACGATTTTTACGAACTGGCCTATGGTCGGTTTCGGAGAATCTTCTTGAAGGAGGAACCGGGTTTCAACCGGGGAGACGGTCTGGTCGACGGCGTCTATGACTACGTAGATAACTTCAACTTCCGGGCCGGGAGTTACGGCGGCTACAGCAACTGGAGGAACCAGCTGTCTCTACTGGCGCTTTCTGTCCCGGCCAAGGCGGTTTGGGACGACCCCAAGAAGTTTGCCGGCCAGCCTCTGGTGGAACTGATCGACTTCAGTGACTGCGAGGGATTCATCGGGCCACGGACCTCAGCAAAGTTGGCTCTGGACTTCCGGAGTCTCTGGGTATCCATTGCCTCCCGGGTCAATAATATTCTCAGAACCGACGGTGAAGGCAAGTACTTCATGGCCCGCTACGACGACTGGACCCAGGCCTTTGAGCTGGCGGCTGACAACGGCGCTGTACATTTTGGATAAGAGCATGATTTACCGAACTCCCGTCTTCGACTCCAACCAGCTCCGGATTCTCCAGGCTCTGTTGCGTGTCAATCTGATTCTCGAAACAGAAATTCTAATCCGAAACAGCAGGTCCAGCTCTGATACCGCACTCGACGTCATTAATATCGGCGATCAATTCCAGCAGTTACTGAATCCCATCAGAATCTGGAGACTCCAGTTGCAAGAGCATGAAAAGGAGGAAATCCAAACGGTTATGCTGCCGGAGATGCTAGATATTCTCAGAGTCTATCTCGGCAGGGACTACAACCCGGTGGCGGGGTTGGCGCCCGTACTACAGGAACTTTTTTCCGAAATTCAAGCCGGTATCCCGGATCTCCGGAAGGCGCTCGACGACGCCGGAGTCTACGACCCGGATGTAGAGGACTCCAAGCCAGTATTAAGTGGCAGGGCATCTACGGAGTTGAATTGATTAGCGTTTTCTCCGACGGAAGCTCCTGCGGGGCCCGAAAAGGCCCGGGGGGTTGGGGGTACGTGGTCGTCCGTAACCACAACCGGGTTCTGGCCTGTGGCCATGGTGGGGAGCCGGTTTCTACCAATAATATCATGGAGTTAGAAGCCGCAATCAGGGGTCTAAATTACGTCGTCGGCCATAAACTGCATGTTGGTGAAGAAGTCGAACTGGTTTCCGACAGCCAGTACGTCCTCGGATTGGCTTCTGGTCTCAGCTACCCTAAGAAAAATGTCAGCCAAGCCATGGAACTCCGGGCCCTGATGAAACTGACGGCGGCCTCCAGCCGCTGGATACCCGGTCACAGCGGAGACCCAGTCAATGAACAGTGCGATAGACTGGCAAAGCTCGGGAAGAGTCTATATCTCGCCTCTGGGCCACCGAAGAGGAGATGGAAATGAAAATGGATGACAACAACGATGGCATGGTGTCTGAAGCCGGGACCGGTAACCGGATTTGGGTCCACGACATCTGTGACCAACAGGCCCAGATCTTCTGTGACTCAGTCATGGACGCCAATACCAAAGACCGTCAGGCCCCGATTCCGGTCTTCATCAACAGCGATGGCGGAGACATCGACGCCCTACTATCCATGTTGTCGGTGATGGACAGCGTCAGTAACCCGTTCCTGACCATCTGTACCGGCAGAGCCTATAGCGCCGGAGCCGTTCTGCTAAGTAATGGAGATGGACGCTTCATCGGGCCTCACGCCCGCGTCATGATACATGAAGCAACTGTCGGCGCCGATGGGCATATCGCGGATTTTCAATCCACGGCTAAAGAATTTAAAAAAGTCAATGATTTGATGATGTCTGTCCTAGCCCGAAATATCGGTAAGTCGGTGAAAGAACTCCGGAAACTGCTAGCCCTTCGCCGGGATTTTTACTTCGGTGCCCGGGAGGCGGTGGATTTTGGACTGGTAGACGCCATTGGTATCCCCTGTCTCAGGACTCCGGCCCCCGAGTTGTCTTTTCAGCAACCCGCCCATAAACGCCGGGCCTGGAGATATTATGAAAAAGTTCGGAAGTGATTGACAGAGACGTCATAAATCTATAGAGTCACCGATATGAAAACAGACACCGACACCATCCTCTGCCTCAGAACCTGTCGGAAAGACGGGTCTAATGAATTCAACGACTTCCGGTGGCCACTGGTGGTCGGGGCCGTGGCCACGGCCCCGGACTGGGACCCGACCCCCACCTGCGGCTCCGGACTCCACGGCCTGGCCTGGGGGGCCGGGGACGCCGACCTGGTTGACCCGGGCCCCGACGCCGTCGGCCTGGTCGTTGAGGCCGCCGCCGGCCAGGTCGTAGACCTCGGAGGCAAGGTCAAGTTTCCGGCCGCCACCGTCCGGTTCGTCGGGACCCTGGCCAAAGCCGCCTCCTGGCTGGCGGCTGAAACCGGCCGGACCGTTCACTTCGCTGGCGTCACGGCCGGGGACTCCGGCACCGCCACGGCCGGGGACTACGGCCAGGCCACGGCCGGGGACGGCGGCACCGCCACGGCCGGGAACGACGGCCGGGCCACGGCCGGGGACTACGGCACCGCCACGGCCGGGAACTACGGCCAGGCCACGGCCGGGGACTCCGGCACCGCCACGGCCGGGAACGGAGGCCGGGCCACGGCCGGGAACGACGGCACCGCCACGGCCGGGAACTACGGCCAGGCCACGGCCGGGAACCACGGCCAGGCCACGGCCGGGAACCACGGCACCGCCACGGCCGGGTACTACGGCCAGGCCACGGCCGGGGACTACGGCCAGGCCACGGCCGGGAACGGAGGCCGGGCCACGGCCGGGAACCACGGCACCGCCACGGCCGGGAACTACGGCCAGGCCACGGCCGGGGACTCCGGCACCGCCACGGCCGGGAACCACGGCACCGCCACGGCCGGGAACCACGGCCGAATCAGTATCGACTGGTTCGACGGCAACCGGGACCGGACGGCCGTCGGCTACACCGGAGAGGATGGAATTGAGGCTGGTGTCGCCTACGAGGTGGTTTCTGGGAAATTGGTGAAGGCGTAGATAAAAGGCACTACAAGGAAGGAGATGAGATGCTGACGCTTGAAGAAATCTCCGTGGTAGTCGAAGCTTGTCATACCCCGACGGACCGAGGGACTCTCAGTTACAGGGCCGGACTCCGGGTGCCTGGCGTAGGACTCCGGGTCGTGCTGGCAGCTATTGATAAGCTATTGAAGTTAGACGTCCTACGGATTGATAACCGTGACCGTAAAATAGAGGTCACGCCCCGGGGTCTGCAGGCTCTCAAGGAATCTACCTGCGTACTAGAGGACCTCGTCGGGGCCTCCGGCAGAGCCAGAAACCGAAAAATGATGAGATTTTATGAGGAATAATTAGGAATAATTAGTTATGAGAAGAGGATTTCGGACCAAATTTGTCGGAGCCGACAATAATATCTGTAATCTATCGTGTCCTGAAATCCTCGGTGAGGGGGAAAGGAGATTTTTGTTTGCTGAAAACAACCTCGACCCCTGTAAAGCCGCTGTCCTGGCGACAGTCGACGGGAAACTGGTGGGTTTTCTCCGCTTCGAGACCAGCCACCGGACTGTCTACGCTCTGGGGACTTGGGTTCATAGGCGACACAGGGGCCAGGGTATCGCCGGGTGGATGTGGGGTCGACTACTTCGAAAATTCCCGGGTTATGAGATAGTTGTCACGACTATCAGCCGTCGGGGCTCTCAGTTGGTATGGGCCTTGAAGCAGAAGTATCCCGGACGCCGCTGGGCCTGGTATGACCTCAGCGACAAATCTTAGAAACCTGCGGGTTCTTCCGTAGCTCCTGAGCCACTTCTTTCGTAGAACCGACAGCGCAGTCAACGGCTCCGGTCTCCAAAGCCTCTTGAAACGTCATCCACCACTGCTTCCCGCCTTCGATTTTTTTCTGCATGTCGGCGGCGCTGATGTTCATGCGGGCAACCAAGTGTTCAATCATGCCTGATTCCAGAGTCCGGAGTAATTCGGCAATGTTTTGGAATTCCTCTCTGGTACCACCAACTGTCCCGCGGATAGCCGGTTGATGAAACATGAGGGAACTACGTCGGGTCATGATGCGGGTCGAACAGCTTTCAAGAAGATAGGCACCCATGCTAAGGGCTTCTCCGTCGACGACGCAGACCACGGGAACCTTAGAGTTTTCAATGGCTTTTGAGAGCCGGAACCCGGCTCCGACTCCGCCGCCGGAGGTGTTGAGTTCGAGGATAATGGCTTCAGCGCCTCCTGCGACAACGGCTTTCATGGCCTGCAGGGTCTGATCGACGGAGGTCTCGTCAACGACGGCATCAAATCTGATGACGGGTACGTAATGAGACCTGGTCTCTGGAGCGGCTCTGGCGTGGGCGCAGGTCGTCAAAAACAGGAAAGCGACTGTAACAGTACGTAATTTTATAAAACACCGGAAGTACGAATCATTAAGCTACTCTTTGGGAGCCGCCAGACCCTGTTGGAGCTTGCTGTCGACATGTTGCGATGCGATATTGCTGCTCAGGTAGAGTCCGGCGACGGCCGTGACTCCCCCGACAAATACGGGGTAGAGACCTATCATTGCGGGAAATTTCGCAGCCGCGACAGCTACCGCCGCCAGAGCCGCGATACAGATGATACTAAAACCTAGCTTCCGAGACTTCCAGGACAGTGGTTTCATTTATGAGCCAGGAGGCTCCAGAGGAACTCTCCCCCTTTCGTAGCCAGGCCGCCGGCCGCCGCCAGCAGTACCCCGACCCAAACAGATTTCAGAATACCCTTCCTCTCCTTACTAATTACCTGCTGAGCCTCCAGGGGCTCCAGACGGTCTTGGAGATTCTGGTGGCTGGAGGTCAGGTCTTCGGTACGGCCGTAAACCTTATTAAGGCTGGCTTCCAACCTCTGGAAACCACTGCCGATTAAGCCGGTCAGGTCGTCTTGTTTGATACTGACTTTTCCTACTTCTACGGCTACTTCCTGCAGGGCTCCCTCCACCCTCTGTAGCCTCTCTTCATGACTTTCGATGGCGAGACTATATCCGTTGGAGGGCGTTACTATTGGCATAACTGCTAGATTACAGCAGCCAGGACCAACTGCAGGGCCGGCAGAAGCTCAGGACATAGCCGTGGAGGTCCTCGCCGTCCCGCGCAACCACCCGGTACCGACGGTTAATAGATGTATCCGGGATTTGAAAGAGGTCGCGGCCACAGATATAACAGCTCCGCAGCCAGGCACTGTCGGGCTCTGGACCATCTGGCTTCGGCGTATTCGGCTCACCGGGGGTTTCGGGGGCTACCGGGGCGACTTTGTCCCAATCGCCTTTGTTCCAAGATGAAAAATCCCAATAGACCCCACTTCCAGAGTATTTACTCATTTTATGAAGCAGCTCGTCGTGCACGGCCTTATATAATTGGCGATGGAATCAATCAATTCCAGACCCGAATCGACGTCCGGAACCTTATAGACATCCTTCAGGTGCCAGAAGATACAGTCTCGGATGTCTGGGCCCACCACCACCACCAGTTTGTCCAGCCCCAGGGCCACCCCGGTCTCCACCATGCCTCCAAAAAGTCTGTCGTGGTTCAGGACCAAGACGATGTCGGCCGTCACCACCCCGATGAAGTCGTGGTTGGCGCACCTGGCCAGATAAGCCTCCAGGTCGTCTCCCGAGAGGCCAACGGTATCCTCACGGGTCCAGTCATGGGAAATGATATGTCCTTGTTTTTCAAGCCGGTCCATTACCTCCCGGGCCCGTGGCGCTTCTTCAAATTTAGCCGCTACATACACTCTTGCCATCGCAGACCTCAGTGCAGAATACCAACCATCATTCCCAGACCGAACACGACAGCCATGCAGACAAAGACCCGGAGGCTCACACCCCTATCGTTGTTGTCAATCAGGCACTCGACCAGGCTGACGGTGTACCGGATGTCTTCGGCGGTTCCCGTCTTCTGGGACAGGACCTCGGAGACAATCTGTTGCGCCAGTGTCTGTGGGGGGTCACAGTATCTGCAGTGTCTAGAAGTCATGGACCATCTCCGCGGAAAAATGCATTCATGAGGAGGTAGCCCCAGAGTAGGACTATGGCTCCGGAAAAGACGCCGACGGTGAGGATGCCGGCCGTAACCAAGATGTCGAGAATGATACAAGTCATGGGTCGAACCACTCGATTTCCATACGGCCATCATGGCCGTGGATTTTAAGGACAGTTTCTATGCAATTATAAATCCCGATGCTACTGAGGGCCGTGGTCCAACGCAGTACTACCTCACCGTTGGAGAACTGTATCCCCTCGACCACCGGACCAGTTCCGCTGACGCCGCTGACGTCTTCCGTCCGAACTAAGGTGAAACGCCGCATCGTCGACTTTGCGGCAACCGGAACCGGTACCAACTTCTTTCTAGCCATGGCGCCCACCATAACACAAAGCCCCGTGAGTCTGTCAAGGGCTAGCCAGGAACTCCAGTACCCTCTGCTGGACGGCAGCCGTGTTTTTGATGTAGTCCCTGTACTTGACTCTCATCAATTTGATGCCGACCTGGAGGCATTCGGCGTCTTTGCGGGCGTTCCTTTCTTGATCCTTTTCCAATCTGTCGTGACACCACTCTCCATCAAATTCGATGGCCTTCCGGAGGCTGGGTACCCAGATATCGAGTTCAAATAACTTGTTGGGGAGTAACTTCCTGACGGGTTTGTCGGAAACCTCCGGGTAATGTTGTCGGACAAAATTTCTTAATTCAATTTCTCGTTTACTCTGCTTCTTGGCGCAACGGGGACACCAGGAATCTGGCTTGCCTATTATATTTAGAGCTGCCACTTCCCAGATATAACCGCAGGCGCATTCCCACTTAAGAGGAGTGACAACATTTACATATTCAGTAGAGAGGCACTTACCGCCTTTAGACTCTGCCTTTTTCTGCATGATTTCTAGGCTGAGAGGAGAGAGCCCGGCGCAGACTTTACACCAGCTCCCCACGTTTACAACACTACGGGCCACGGCCGGCCAGATGTGACCGGCCGCGCACTCCCATAAATACTTCTGGCCGTTATTAGTATACTCGGTGGACAAACATCTGCCACCTTTACTAGCGGCTACCTCGTGAAGTTTTTTGAGGCCCAAAGGGAAAACGCCGGCACAAGAGGGGCACCAAGAGTCCGCGCATCTAACATCTCTGGCGGTCGCCAACCACCGGTACCCGCAGGAACATTCCCATTGATATTTTGTCCCGCTATTAATGTATTTGATCGACAGGCACCTGCCGCCCCGTTCCTGCGCCATCTCTTGCAAGATTTCAATGCTCAGACGAGCTTTTCCTGCGCATTTAGGGCACCAAGTTTTATTATGGATGATGCCGCAACTAGCGAACCACTGGTACCCGCAGGAACACGCCCACTGGTATTTAGCCTTCGTACTGGTATACTCAGTGGACAAACATCTGCCGCCTCTTGAAGCCGCGTAAGCCTGTAGTGGCCCCAATCCCAGTTTAGCCATAGCCATATATGATACCAGAAACGACAAAAGGGGTCAACCCCCTTTTGTTTTACAGCCTAAATGTAGTGGTTATTTACGCCAGGACAGTTACGGGAGGAACGACGCCACCGCCCTCGGTATTGGTGCCAGACTCGTCCTCAACCATGAGACCGATGTAATTCACCGTGATTTCCTCAAGATTACGGGCACTTAGAGCCGTACTATACCCGGTGGGCCGACAGTCCCGAATCGTGCAAAGCGTCCTGCCGGTTTGACGGTCCTGAACCACGAGGGTAATGTATTCATGCTCGAGTAGGCCCTGAAGATGCGGGACCCGGGCGGCGACGTGGGGCCCGAGGTCGACGATTCGGAAACCAGAGACACTGACGGCAACGGGTTCGGCTCCCGTGTAGGTCGTCTCAATTGCCGTGTAGCGGCCCAGGACAAAGACGGGCTGGACGTCATATGTTAATCCGTAGTTGATCGAATTAAAGATACCAACCGTCACGGCCTGGTTGGTATTACTGTCCATGATTTGAACCAGGGCCCGTGCCCCATGCATTGCTTTAGCGGGTGCCATTAATCATTCTCCTATTTCAATTTACCCGGCGGTTTGGACCACTGGAGCCACGAGGAAATCGATGGTGATGAAATCCAAGGCCGTAGCCAATTTTATTTCTAGTGAAACTTTCATGACGTTACCGAGGATTTGGACCCTGCCGTTCTTCCAGCCCTTGAGGGCGTCGTCAGAAGCCGCGATGAGCTTCAGCCGGAACATGTCGGCCATGATGACTTCCAAGAAACTCAGACCGGTGGCGGCGCTGATGTCGGCTGGAGACTTACCGGCGAATGCCGTCTCCATTCTCTGGGCCGTGGTCAGGGCAATGACGTCGGCGGCATAAACGGCCTGCACCGAGTTGAAAACGAAATTGTCATCGCGGCCGTAGGTGGTCTGGTCACTGGCCCAGGTCCAGCCGCCACCAGCCGCTTTCTTGATGGGCATCAGGCCCGCAGAAAGTGCGTCTTCAAGCTGACTGTCGTTCCGGGAGTCGAAGTCACCGGCGCGTTGGAGGGCACCGCTGATGTTAATGCCCTTGAACTCGATATTCCGGTAGAAGCCAGCCGCCTGCATGCCAGCTGCTTTGACCGCCGCCATCCAAGGCAGGAACTGGGTGACGGTGCCGGCGCTGTTAGGCTCCTTGACGTCCTGGAAGGGCATGCAGCACCTCCAGCTGGCGATGTTGGAGGCCGTATCCTTGGCGTTGGAGAAGGTGTCGCAGACCGACAGGAAGGCCTGGCGGTTCTTCCGGCGCTTGAGTGTCGACATAGCCAGGACATGTGACTTGACCGCCGCGTGGACTCCGGCTATGGTGTAGCTGCTTCCGGATTCAGTCAGGGAGTCGGCTTTATCGGAGGTGGCATCCCGGCTAAAAAGGGGTACGACGAAATTCCCTTGACAGAGTTCTAGTGCCGCCAGAGCCGCGACGACGTCGGAGTCGGCGGTGGAGCCCTTGGAGGCGCCGCTGAGGTATAGAGAGGCCGCCATGACGTCCGGGAGCCCGGCTCCGGCCTGGGCGGCGGGGTCGCCAACCTGTACCAGCTGGCTGTTGTCGACAACGGCGTGGTAGAATCTGTAGCCGTCGTCCTTGATACGGGCCACCCCTACTCCATGGGCACTGGCGGCGGTGGTGGTGACGTTATCCAGTACCGAAACCGGCAGGGTGCCGAGAGCCACCGTGGTGGCGGTGGCGACGTAGGGACTGAGACTGTTGATGTAATCCGCTAGCTCCTGGACGTTGGCGAAATCCGACAGAGTCAGGCTCAGGTCGTCGGCGGGGGTGCTGCAGGTCGTGGTCAGGGCGGTGTCGGTGATAACCAGACTGCAGGTGGCTCCGATGTAGCCGAGGGACATCACGACTTCTCCGCCGGCCGTCCAGGACTCAGAAATACGGTCTGAGGTACGGGCGGCGGCAAGACTGACTCTGTATTCGGCTCCGCTGGTGATGAGCTGTGGGGAAGCCAGAGTCGACACCTTGCTGTAGGCAAGGGGGGCGCTGGCACTGACGCTGAACAGGCACCGGGACAACAGGTCATTCCCAGTCGTCAGCTCCGCGATTTCCATGCTCTTACCAACCCCGTCGATGACGGCTGCCGCGGTATGATTGATGACGACCGGTGCATGACAGCTGACATCCGTCACGGCTCCGATGGTCTGGGGGGTATCGAGTAGGTCGGCGTCTGCCGGCGCGGTTTTATCCTCGGTGGGGGCCGTGACGACGCCAGCCACGGGACCAGCGGCTCCGGCGTCGCTGAGCTTCCGGGCAATGACGGTGGCGGCTCCAACGGTCAAAACCAGATAGGCTCCGACGTTGGCGTTATTGAGGCCTGCGATAATAGACCCAGTGGGGATGATGAGAGTATCCCCGACCGACGGTGCAGCGGCCCAAGCCACGGAGCGGGTGATGAGGACGTTGTTGGCATGAGGCAGGGCGCCGGGGTTGACATCCAGAGTCAGGGTACCGGCGACGGTCAGGATTCCCCGGTTGGCGCCACCGGTGGCGTCGACGCCCGCCAGGCCGTTGACGTCGGAAACAAACTGAGCCGGGGTCCTGTTGGCGACGAGGGTACTGCCGACGGATGCGCCTCCGTTGACCCTGATACCATAAGCTACGGTATCTGCATTCGGAATCCAAGCCAGAGTGGTGGCGGCCGTAGTCGGGACGGTCTCGGCTTGCGCCGAAGTGGTCCGGTAACTAATCATATTCCCGGGCTTGCCGCTGCTCTTATCGGCTAGAACCGCATAGGTCCCGCCTCCGATTTTGGGCAGGTTGGCACTGGCCTTAGCCCCGATATTGGTCTTAACCATGATACAGCGGTTGAAGCTAGAGGTGATTTCGGGGTCGTTGGCGGCGGAGGCAGCGGCCCGGAAGGCATCCACCAGAGGCCCCGAGCGGTATTTAGTGACGACATCAGATACCTGGTCGGGTCCAAAGGCATTGGCTTCGAGGTCGGTCTCAGCACTGAAGTCGTCGCCGGCATCAGCTTCCCCCACCAGCATAAGAACCCCGGTCGTCGAGAGACCGGAAGGCTGGCTGGCGACACTGTAGCTGCTGTAAGCCCCAGGGATTTTAAGAGTTCCGTTTACGGTAGAGTAGCTCTTGGCCATTTTGATTCACCAGTTCCTTGACGGAAAGTTAGATTATCTCGGGGTTACTTGGGCTTGTCGGATTTAGTAGGCATGGCCCTGGGTCTGTCGACTTTGGTTGAAATAGAAGCTGTTTCAGAAGACGGGGAGCCGCCGCTATCCACTCCCATTTTCCAGCCGGGCTTCAGCTTCGGTGGCGCCACCAGGGTGGGGGAGACAGTGACTTTACCGGGCTTATGGAAGCGGGGGTTTTGCGGCAGTTCCGCCTTACCCATCTTCTGGTCCAGGCGACCAAAAATCCCGGGTCTAGGTGTAGACTGCTGGGGCTGGAAGGTCGGCTGTCCGGACATGGCGGAGGCAAAACCGGCCTGGCGGGCGCTGTGCTCAGCCGGAGTCGGCATGGGTTTCTTCGGTAGCTGAGGGGTCTGCTGGGCCTGGGCTACCGTGAATGAATGACTAAGGGGGTCTGCTCTCCGTGCCGCGTCTGCCATTCCCATGCCGGCCTTCTTTATGTATTCCGTGGACTTGGCTCCGGCCTTGACGTCGTAGTCCCGGTCCTTGGAAGGTGTTTTGGGGGGAGGCTGTTTACCCGGTACCACGACCTTGCTAACAGCCTTTACGACTGGATCCATGGCCGCACCGGGGATACGGTCGGTCTGACCGGAGGCAACCTCTCCTTCAGCCTTTCCAAGACCAGCGGGTTTAGAGACTGGGACATGTGTACCCATGTTCTTGCCGCTGGGTGGCTTCGCCATCGGGGGTTCGGCCTTCTTGGCCGGCAGCTTGCCGCCGGGGTCCTTGGAAGCAAATTCTTGACCGACCTTCTTCGGGATGCCGAGAGTCCCCTTGCCGGCGGCTGCGGCGTGCATGGCGCCCCGCTGGGCCTCGGACACCGGAGGCTTGCTCAGGGTCTTCTTGTCCGCCGACATATTCATGAGCTGCTTCTTCAAGGCTTTCAAGGATTTGGCCGTCTTGACCCGGCCACCACTACCACTGGCTTCAACAGTTTCTTCCTTCTTGTCGCCCGGCAGCTTGCCGTCGGGATTAATGCCGTTGTCGATAATCTTGCCCTTGGAGTCCGTCAGGATGGCCTTCTCCATGGCGCACTTGCAGGGTTCGGACTTACAGGTTTTACAGAGTTCGGCTTTAATGTTGATGGCCGGATCCTGCTTGGCGACCGGCGGCTGACCGGTGACGCCGTTCTGCTTCGGCATGCCGGGGGTCGGGGCTCCGGGGGGAGAACCGACGGCCTTGTCGAGGCTGCCCTCATTGGATTCCGATGAACTGGACTCCGACAGCTCGGCCTTCTTGGCCTTCACCTTTTCGTGACAAACCTTGCAGACCCCGTCGACAACGGAGCCTCGGTGGTCGCACTCATGGCCGCCGCGAACATCCTTGTCCTCAGACTGCTTCAGCTTGCCGGCCGGAACGTCCTCGACACCGGCGCCCACCGCCGTCCCCTGTGTGTGCTTATGGGGAGGGACGAGGGCCTTCTTTAGCTCCCGGGCCCGGAGTTCCTTGATTTCGGCCTCGAAGGTCCTGATTTTATCCTCAGCAGCCTTCTTCAGGACCTCAGCGGCTTCCGGAAGAGTAAAAGTCTTTTCATCTCTGGCCACGGCTGGGCTCCTTGTTGCACTAAAGATTACGTCGTCGGGTCCCGACTTCTGGACCCGACTCAGGTCCCGGAGGTGGTCCATAGCCACTGACAGAGGTATGTGGTGGTCGACGGCGCCAAAACCCGGAGGCAGTTGGCCGCCAGTCAGTTTTGAAAGAGCCTCGGCGACGCCAGTATTCAGGTCCCGGCGGAAATCGGCATCAGACACCGGGAGCCCTATTTTATGAGCTAGGTCCCGCCTCCGGTGTCCGGCGTCCCAGGCCAGCCGCAGGGCCTGCTGCTGGGGGACGTCGTCTCCATAGCAGCTCCGGGCCGAGGGCCTAGCCAGTTCCTCAGCCACGCCGTGGAGAACCGCGTGCGCCAGCGCCTGTCGGTGTTCCGGTAGACTCAGATCCGGCTGTGGCGGCACGACGACGACGCCGGGCCCGGGCTCACCGTGCTGCCGGACCTCGATACCATGCTGTTTGGCGGCTTCCAGTAATTCCGGCAGCTTATCGCCAACCTGGTAGACCGATCCGCCCTGGGCTCCGAGGTGACCGTAGCTGACCCAGGGCTCAGCCTTTTTCAGACCCGGTTCAACCGGATTCAGAGCCTGTGGGTCTCCATTAAAATCGAAATTGACTCGAAAATAACCTTGATTCCCCGGTAGTTTGGTGTAGTAGTCTTCCGGGGGCTCGTGGAAGAATTCAATCGGTTCTTTTCCGGCTTCAACACCCCTGACCTTGCCTTCATGGGGTCCATTAGTATATTGTAAATGATGAATACCTTTGTCCGAGAAGACGAAGCTCTCTTGTCCAAATTTTTTACCCAGCTCCGCCAGTTGTTCCCGGGGTAGGCCATGGACGATGACCGACCTCTCCGGAGTCCCGTAGCGGCCATGTGTCTCCTCATGCCGGATGCCGGCATGCCTCAGGTGCCGGACCAGATTTTCATGACTGGCTTCGACGGCAGCTGGATGTAGAGGATTATCTCCGCTCAGAATGCCGACTCTGCCTCCTGAGAACAGGGGGTGGCTCTTAAGGTGCTCTGGAATAGGCATCAGGGGAGAAGATTACCTGTCGGTATCTGGCAAAAAGAAACCGACCGGGCTCCGGGAGCTGGTCGGTTTCTGCCGCCTACCTGCTGAGACGGAGTCCTTAAACCGGAAGTTTTTCTCCGGCCACGCGGCCGTCGCCGTCGACGGCAGCCGTCACCACCCCGGCCTGGGCCGTGGTGCTGATGCCACCCAGCACCCAGAGCCGGTCGGGGCTGTTCAGAGCCCCACTGACGGCTAGACCAAAGTTTTTTAGCGCCACCGGCAGAGCGGCTGTCTGGAACCAGAGCCCGTTGGGGCCTGTACTATTTAGGGGCATGACATAAACGGTCGCGACTTCTCCGCTGGAATCGCCTCCAACCACAAAGAGTCTGTCGTTGATTACAGCCAGACCATTGGCGGTGCGGGAAGCGGCGGCGGGGGCCGACTGCCAGGCGTCCAGCCTCTCCCCGGTGGCACGAGCCCAGTACAAAACGGCCTCGGACTGCCAGTACAGGTTGTCTCCGTGTACCGCCAGTGCCATGGGCCCGGTGGTGACGGCCGCCGGCAGGACTCCGATAGACTCCCAGGCACCGAGACTGCCGTCGGCAAAAATCCTGGCCCGATAGACAGTGGAATTCAGAACGTCAGCCAGAGCCGGGGCACCATCGGCGACAGCCGCCCCAGCAACCACTCCCTGAAGGTCCTCATCGTCGACAAAGGGTCCGCCGACCACTGCGTCTCCGGCGAAGGTACCCGTGGCTCCTCCGTCGGTCTGAGTCAGGATGGTTAGCCTACCGGCACTAGTCAGGCCGACAACGGTGTCTCCGACACTGAAATTACCGGTCTGACCATCATATCCCAGAGCCTGGTATTGGGTACCATTGGCGTCGGCGTGGTCAACCAGCAGGAATTCGCCGTCACTGAAAGCACCACTGATGGTCTTCAGACTCAGGGTACCGGTGGCGCCACCATCGGTCTGGGCCTGCAGGACACCGGTGGCTCCGCTGGTCTGGCCCCTGAGGGTTTGAGCCAGGCTGAAGTTCTTGGTTTGGTCCTTAAACAGTAGGGTCTTAAACTGCGTCAGGTCCACGAGGCCGAAGCTGACCCCCAACCAATCATTGGCCGTAAATGTTCCACTCCAGAGATTGAGCTTCAAGGTACCGGTAGCACCTCCGTTGGCGTCGGCTTGAATGATGCCCTGGGCACCAGTCGCCAGGTCCAATACGGTTTGGCCAACAATGAAGCTGACAGTGTCGGTCTTGTAGACTAGGGTTTTGTAAACGGTACCGTCGGCGTCCGCCGCCAGCGTGACAATGCGTTCGTTGTTCGGGAAGGTGCCGGTAATCAACTTGACCTTGAGAGTACCACTGACTCCGGGGACGGCATTGTTGTCGGCCATGACGGTACCGGTGCCGCCACTGATAAGGCTCTGAATGGCTTGGCTGGCCGTGAACAATTTAACTTGACCATCATAGTTCAGGGTCTTGTACTGAGTAGTGGCCGCTACGACCGTAGCTGAACAGGCCCCGAGGGGTCCGCCACCGTCGGGGTCGGGCTGAGTAATGGCCTCACCGGCGACGAAAACGCCTCCGTTACCTCCGCCAATGGTATCGATTTCCAGAGTTCCGGAGCCCCCGCCTTCGGTCGGGATACTGACAATGACAGCCGTGGCTCCGGCGGCGCCGGTAATAGTCTGACCGACAGTGAAGGTCCCGACTTCATTATCGAAGTCAAGGTAATAGTTCGTCGACAGACCGCCGTCGCTATCAGCGTATTGAATAGCCAGCTTCTCATTATTGGCAAAAGGACCTGAAACAATTGAGGAAAGCGTCAGGGCCCCAGAACTGGGGCTGCCGGGGGTACTGTCGGCGTCTACGACGGCTACGCCACCACTGGTGACGCCGTGGATGACGTCGTTAACCGTAAAATCAGCCGTTTGCGCGTCATAGTCTAGATAAGTAAGAGAGCTGAGGTCGCTAGTGACCTGAGCGTGACGAAGGGCTAGACTTTCATTATTCTGAAAATCGCCACTGACGCTAGAAATTTCCAGGACACCGTCGGCGCCGCCACCCGGTACGTCCGCAACCACGGTACCCAGGGCTCCGGAGGTGACGCCCTGAACGACGCCAGAAACCGAATAGACGCCACCGGTGCTGCCGTCGTGATTCAGGAAATAGTTAGTACTCAGAACCCCGTCGGCTTTCGCCATCCGGACCGCCAGCTTCTCGTCGTCGGCAAAGGTTCCACTGACACCCGTCAGAGTAAGGACGGTGCCGCTGTCGACTCCGATGGTGCCGCTGGCATGACTGGTGCGACCATAGATGACATCCGTCACCACAAAAGCCACGGCCTGAGCGTCATACGCCAGGAGAATACTGGCTCCGAGGGTCCCGTTGACGACGGCGCTGCCGTAATGCTGGTCGTCAATTACTTCATCATTCTGGAAGGTACCGACGACCCCCGTAAGATTCAGGGTACCGGTGGCGCCGCCATCGGTCTGGGTCTGCAGGACACCGGTGGCGCCACTGGTCTTGCCGGTGACGGTATCACCCAGGGTAAAGTTACCGGTCTGGCCCTTAAAATTCAAAGAAATACGCCGGTTCTGGCCCCCAACCAGATACAGCCAGTCACGACTGGCGGCAACTCCGACCCCATTCAGGGCGTGGGGGAGCGTCTGCTCCGCCACCAGACCCGGGGCCTGAAGGTCGCCGTCCGGATTGAGCTGCCCCACCAGGACATCGCGGCCAGCGGAGAGCATGGCGGCGTCTGGAGTAGCCTCCAAGGGGCTGCCACCAAAGATGTAAAGTTTCCCCGTGGGGCTGATCCAGAGTGCGGAACCCACCCGGCCGACAGGAAGTACGGCGATGGTCTTCCACTGACCAAGCATGCCTCCGGGTCCGATCCGGGCGGCAATCACCGATTTCCGGTAGGTTGTGACGGGGTCCGAAACTTCGACCGAACCGGCCGCAACAACTAGCCAATTCCCCCAGACTGAGGCGGCAGGGAATGCCCGGGTCTCGGGCAGCACGTATTCAGGTGAGGTCCATCCCATTTGAAAAGTCTCCTAAAGAGGTTGTATAGCTGAGATTACTTCGGTACGATGCTCAAGTCCTTCCATGGTATCATGTCCCCATGGATACCAGACTCAGTGACCCACAGCTCCAGGCCATCGCCGATTACCTACTCCAGGTCGTCACCGACCCCGGCGTCAAGCTCCGGTGGGGCGCCAGACTCCGGGAAGAAATCCGGCAGCAACTCTCTAAGGGCCAGACCCCGACCGGCTACCGTGTTAATTGGTTGAGGGAAACCGGGATGGAACTAATTGACACCTTGCAGCGGCAGGCTCAGACCTTCAACGATAGATACCGGCATGACCGTATTTCTGTGTCTGATATGTGCGATGCCCTGACCACGACTCTCGCGCAACTGAAGGCGGCCTCAGAGAAGGCAGACGGGAAGGGCCGGGGTTAGAGGCTGGAATTCCTGTAATTAGATATCCGGTCTATGAGTTGAGCTGCAGAAAGCCCCGCCTTCTTTTCAATCCTCCTCAGCATTCCTTCTAGGAGATTGCATTCGGAATGAATTAGGCCCCTCACTTCGCCCGTATCGTGACAGTGATCTACACAAACCTTTGAATCTAAATTTTGGCCGCACAATGCACAAGAGCCGCATTGATTAACCAGCATCGCGTCATATTCAGCCCTAGTCAGCTTATAATTTTTCTTAAGATAGCGTTCAAAAAGCACGGATGCATTTTCTGATCTCCACGTCGCGAGGTTCTGCCGAATTTTTTCTTTATTCTTTTTCTTCCACTGCCGCTGTTGGTCTAAAACTTTTTCTTTATTTTCCCGGACGTAGGATTTCTTACCCGTTTTAACAGCCTCAGGATTAGCCTCTCTCCATCTTTTATGGCTTTGGAGCTTAGACTGGCGATTGGCTCGGTAAAGGCGCCGCTCCTCTTCCCTTACCTCCTGCAAATGAGACTTTCTATACTCGTTAACCTCAGAGCGAATTCTTTTTTTGTTAGCGGCATACCACAAAGCATTAGCCGCCCTCTTCTTTTCAGGGTCTTTATATGGCATGACTAGATCATATCACAAGCTATCAACAACTTTGTCGACGATCTTCTTAGAAATTACCCGATCCCATAAATCGACACACCAGGCCTCGCAAGCCTCGAAAAAATGTTTGCCTTCGAGCCCCGGATGCCGCCATCGGCCCTGACCCTGATGCTTGCTGCTCGCTATCCTAAACGTCAGAATTCCTCTTTGGACTGAGGACTTACCAGTCTTAGGATCTTTCATCTGACGTTGGTACACCGAAACCCTCTGCAAAAATGGAATTCCCGTCGGCCCTTGCTTCGGGGCACCGATGGGGCCATGGCCCTGGCCGACCCCTTCGGACATCTTGGCGGGGGCGTTGATATCAAAGCTGTGTAGTTTCCCGATTTTAGGTCTCCCCTGACTGTCCATTTCAAGTTTCTTATATGGGATGTTCAGCTTCTTCATCTCGCTCTTTATCGTGTCAGTTAGTGACTTCTGAGCCGGGGTTTGTTGGGTAGGACCTCGGTCATGGCGGAATGGCACGATTAAGTATTTGCTGCCATCTTTAGCTATCCGGGCCTTTTTAGAGCCCAGTAGACCCGGCAACATATCAAATCCGGCCTGTAGTCCTTCTTCTATGAACATCGCCGAGGCGTCTAGACTCAGGACGAAGGTGTTTTCATCGACCTGTTCAAAATGCAACGCCTCGACGTACTTCTCACGGCTGCTGTGGAGTTTCTGCTGCGTCTCCTCAACGACGTGGGCATGACTTTGGATACTGAGGTCTCTCGCTCCTTCCTTCAGGGCGGCTTCAGCCGCGGGCTGTAGCTCGGTGCTCAGGCTCAGAATGGAGCTTAAATCGAAATCAAACAGAATCACTTAATAATCCACCAACCGAGGCTACAGGCTCCGGTCTTGGTCTGGGGGTTGTAGCAGGTGGTTTTACAGGCCCCACACTCACAGACGTGGTATTCGGTTCCGGACTTCTCGCAGCTGTATTCATAAATGATAAAATCGGGGGCCTCGTCGGGGTAGTCCGCGACACAGAGGTGGCGATCGGAGGCGGTACAGATATCTAGACCCCGGCAGAGGTCCTGACGGTCGTAATCGGTTTCGACCTGCTGGACGTATTTCCGATAAGGCTCCAACTCCTTTTGCAGCTCGGGGTCCACCGAACAGCTGCCTCCATCTGCTGAGACACCCGTGTCTACAGCCGGGCCCCCGCAGTCACAGGCAGGCGCCAGTAGCAGAAACCACAGCAGATTCAGATATTTCATGGTCCTACTCACTGCCCCGGCGGCTGCTCTGCGGCGTACCATCAGAAGCCAAAACAACCCCTGCTCTGACACTTCTCCATCGCGTTTGGCCATCTGGGGTTTGAATTTTGATACGCCCGCCGGTTTTCCCACCCCCGCTGCTGGGGTCAATCTGACTACCGACGGGTAGCTTCACAAGATGCTTTCCCGTGGTCCCCGGCTTCAGAGCGGCCTTGTCCAGTTCTTTATTGTAATAATTTTTATTTTCAACTAAATGGTCTTTCGCAACCTCTTTGGCCCGTGCCTCATCCAGGCCGTGCTCTTCCATCTCGGTCTCAATCCCGGTCCGGAGCTGTTCGGCATCAAACTCCGAATCCGGGCGGTCGTCACCCTTACCGCCAGGCATCAAATCTTTGTGGAGGACTCCCTCCGGAGGCGGAGACTCTTCGGGGAGGGTCTCGACTTTTTCTGATTTCTGGACCTGCTGCTGACCCCCGAATATCTGCCGGGCCATGGCGGTCATGCCCTGCACCATGTCGACCATGGACCGGTAGAGGTCCGGGTCCTGTTGCCGGAGCTGCTCCAGCTCCTGGGTCTTGGACTGAAAGGTTTTGAGGACCTTGACGACCTGGGCTTTCAGAGCCTCTTGGTCTCCGTCGGCCTGGACCTGCTGTTGAGCCTGCGCCTGTCGGGATTCGGCATCCGATTCATGACGCTGCGCCAGCTGGGCAAAATCATCGTGCAACATCTCAGGATCGCTGACGGGTTCCGGTTTCTGGGGTTCTGGATCCGATTCAGGACCTGATTCACCGACGGGTTCTTCGGGGCCCACCGGCGACTCGACTCCAACCTTCTGAGCCTTATTTAGATGGTCTTCGCGCTGGGCGGCGGCAAGAACCTTCTCGACGCCGGGCTCATAAAGAACGATTTGGTCTTTCCCCAGTAGCTTAGCCGCCTCCAGGGCCTTGTCGGCCTCACTGAACTTCATGCCGACCCCGACGCTACAGGTGGCTCCCACCGCCGTCTCGTACTGCTTCCGGATCTGAGGTACTTCCTTCAGGCGGTCGGCGGGAATCTTGATTCTGATTTCTTCACCTCCGGCTTCTACCAGCTGTCCGCCATGACTCAGGGCAAATTGTTTCCAGAGATTCTCTCCGGCCTCAATGGCTTGTCCGAGACGCCGGAGCCCCTCTTCATCGTCCCTGAGACTGAGACCTCCGGCTTCGCGTCCAATTCCGTCGCCTGCGGCTGAAATATATACGACGTTACTCATTGAAATTCCTAAAGGTTCTTCCGCAAGTAGTTTTCTGCTTACCTTGCACGACTCCGTCTCTTGGGTCAACAAGTCCATAAATTAGATATCTGGAAGGCATATCTGCTAGATTACCCCCGACGGGCTTGACAACCGTCTCTGGAGCCCTTAAGGTTCGGGTTCGGGAGAGAAAAATGATATTGCGTGAATCCGGACCTCTAAACGTCACTGTCTGTAGCGGAGTCAATGGTCCTAATTACACAATAAGGCTCTGTGGACACGACCATCTTCTGCAGGCTCTACCTCAGAACGCTTTTAACATTCTGTCTTTCCGCGCATCGGGCTCCAATGTCGTCGAAGTCGTAACCCAATCACAACCCTCACAACCCTCTGTGTTTTTTATCCGGACCGGAATCAGTACTATAGCAGAAATCAGCGCCGAACAAGCCCAGGCTTTTGAGGCGTCTTGGAATTATCTCCAACTAGCAACAGGTAAGAGTCCTACGGCTATTGCGTCTCAGGTAGAATTTAAAGCAACGGGAACCGGAGACCCTCGATGCATATTCACAGACCTCACAACCAATAAAACTTACGAAGGTTTTCCCCCGACCGGGGTTGCTCTGGCGGTACCGGTGCTGGTGGCGATGGATTTTTATCCTGGAGTTAAGAAAATTTCAATGCCAGACCAGACCTGTCGCTGCCCTATTAAGAACCTGTTGTCAACCGGTCACGACGACGGCTGTCCAGAAAAAAGACGTTGACAAAGTCCGGGGACCTGATATGGTGGCCGTCATGAAGTCGGAGGAGCCATGAAAACTATCTGGGCAATTGAATCCGGTAGCTACAGTAATTACCACATCGTCGGTGTCTTCAGCACCCGCGAAGGGGCGCAACTGGTTCTCGATTTCATCAAAGACAGCGAGGCAGAAATCGTGGAGTGGGAACTCGACCCCGGAGTGGAAGGCATCCGGAACGGTCTCCAGCTCTTTCAGGTCCTTATGCGCCGAAACGGGGACGTCGAGTCCATCCAACTTCTATCTAACCGTTATATCGAGTCGGGAGCATTCGTTTATAGGCGCAGTCAAGCCCCAGCCTGTAAAGGAATGAATCTGGAAGACGTCATGAACGCCCACATCTGGGGGAAAGACGCGGAACAGGCCATCAAAGCCGCTAACGAAAAGCGGGTGCAATTCATCGCCACCGGAGAATGGGAATGACAACGACTACCTGTAACACCTGCGGCCGGAGGCATCGGGTACGGATGCTCCACCTCGATTCCGACGCCGTCTGCACCAACTGCTACTGGCTCAAACATGGCCTCACCGTCAAGCTTATTTGGGCCCAAGATGGCCGGGAGCAGATAGAGACTAGGGAAGGCGTCAATCCCATCGACCTCTACCTACTCCAGGAATCCGAGGGCCTTACCATCGATGGCAAGGTCTTAATCCATGTCCGGGTCGAGACCCCGGAGGTCTTGTGATTAAGTGGATTTTCGTCCTCCTGATGCTATCCTGTTCACCGAAGCCGGAGTCGACGCCAGTAGATAATCAACGGGTTGCCGCCGACATCCGGAATCCGATTGACGTAAATATGGATACCGGTCATTTTGAATCCGTGGAATCTTTCGGGTTTTCTATGGACCAGGTGTCTACCGTCATGGCCTTCGACGGCGACGTGAGTCGGTCCCGGAGCGTCAGCATCACCTGGGTAGACACCGGGGCGGAATCCGTCCCGGCCCTAGTGGAGGTAGAGGATACGTCGGGAGACGTCGGGCACCGGCTCTGGGCCTCGGATGGGGCTGTCCTCCGTCTGGTGCCGGGCGCTGAAGTCAATGGCTCTGTTGACGACGTACAGATGCGCCCCGGCAGCTATAAAAGCACCAGACTTAATACCAGGGGTTCATTTGTCCTGGACTGTACTATTTCAAACATCAGACTCCAGCAGGCGTCGCAGGCAGCCAAATGACTACATTGATAACTGCCAGAAATACCTACATCGACAGCTTCCCCGGAATCCATCGCTGCTTTAATGAGGACCAAGTGCTACTGGAGCTGTCGATACTGCTGGGTCAAATCGCCATCAGAACCCCCTACAGCAATCGCGTTTACGAATTGCACCAAAAAGTGAAAGCTCTCCGGAAGGAGCTTGAGTATGAGTAGCGTCGCCCGATTCAAGGTAAGTGGCCGTAACTTCAACGGGAAACGAGACGCGACCGTAGAAATTGACCGCGGGACTAACATGGTCAGGGTCCGACCCTTCCACTTCCGGAAGACCTATGACCTGTTGCTGGAGGACATCGCTGAGATTGTAATCATGAGGTGCATCAAGGCTGATATAGCGGCTAAAAAGGCCATCAGGAGGAAGAAATGAATAAGACGCTGACGTTTGACGCAGAAATGCCCGAGACCCCCGAAGTCACAGTGACTCTGGGGGAAGAGGATGGGGACTCCACCTACAGCAAGGTCGTAATCAAAACCCGTGCCGGCAGCTGGAGTTTTGAAGCAGCCGGCGACCGACTGGCTGATAGCCAACAGATCACAATCCGGGCGGATGGAAATTGGGAGAGGGAAGGGCTCGCAGAGGCCCTGGAATTTGCTGCCCGGGCCCTGAGGTCGAGGCTATGACTACCGGATGCCAAGACGTAATGGACAACTGGCCACAAGAGAGCCCCCTTCGTCGGAGGGTTGACAAAGCCGTCGATGCACTGATGGCTGATACCAGGCCCGAGCATCTGCGCTGGAGCCACCTGAACCCCATTGAAATAGGCACCCTGCTCCGGGCCCTGAGGCTGACCATCCCTACTCTAGAAACCGAACTTGAAGAAGAAGCCCGGAATAGTGGCGGCCGAGACTACGTTGTAGTCGCCATCAGAGCCGAACTAAACCGGACCCGGGCGCTGGCACATAGCTTGTCCAACTGCCTGATAGGCTGTCTGGAGAAGAAACCATGAAAATCAGCAAAACCGAGACCCAGAAGCGACTGCAGTTCCTCCGTGATTTCTTCAGCCGGGACCCCGACAGCAGCTGCCAGGCGGCTCAACGGGCCCTCAAAGGCGCCTTCGGCCAGGAGATGAGGCCTCTGGTGGTCTCCGCCATCAAGCGGGGGGTCATCGAGGCCCAAAACGCCGCCATCATCAGCCAGGCCCTCGCCATCACCGATACTGTCCGGGAGTTCAACCCCAAAGCAGACCCCGGACTCCTCGTCAACATCTTCACTCCAGGCTTGACACCCGGTGACAACTCCGTCATAGTGGCCCCAACCGGCTGCGGTGGCGACTGCAGCAGCTGCAACTGCGGAGGAAAGTGATGCACCCGGTCATCACCCTCTCGGGCCGGAAGAGATCGGGAAAGGGCGTTCTTTCCGACCTGCTGACACAGAATGGAGCCCACCAGATTTCCATGGCCGGTTGGCTAAAAAAGGCTGCCGCTCGACTTTTCAGCATCAGCGAGGACAACCTCAATCTTCTAAAAAACGAAGGCGGAGACCTGCCCCCTATCGACCCCGTCCAAGTCGATGCCCTATGCACGGCAGAACCGGGGTTGTCTCCATTTAAGACTGTGATGCTGGAGCGCAATCCCTGGAATGCTCGCCATTTTTTACAGTTCTTCGGTACCGAGATTTGCCGGGCATCAGACCCAGAATTCCACACCAAAAAAGCATTCGGAGAAATCGAACGTCTCCGTGCCATGGGGCCGGTGGTCAGCGACGACGTGAGATTCCCCAATGAGTTGGTGCTCCGGCAGAAAGGGGCCCACTGCTTTTTTATCATCAGCCCTTGGAACTGGGACGTCTCCAATCACCCTAGCGAGACATCGATACTCTGGGCGGACTTTGACCGCTCCCACATCATCGTCAATGACCAACCTCTTTCTGCATTCCAGTGGCGATACCGACAGTTCTTTCAGCGGCTATTGAGTCACGGGTCGCCTTGGGAACACCCCATAGCACGTCGCATCTCCGAACTGGCGCAGGAGGGGCTGTCTAGCACCGACATAGCCCGCCGATTGAAATGCAGCCGCGACAAGGTGATTTGGTGGGCAATTCGCGCCAATCTCCGTTTCCGACACACCCGCTATGAATCCCTTGACGCTGCGATGCTGGAGCCAACGGCAGAAACGGCGTACTGGGCTGGACTCCTGATGGCCGATGGCTGCGTCAAGAGGTCCGGGAATTCAAATACCCGCTACGTTGTGGAGCTGACTTCTATCGACAAGGAGCTAGTGGAAGGCTGGAAGAAATTCACTGGTAGCGGGCGCCCCATATACACCAAGGCGGCGTCCCAACACCCGTTTGGGGACCGGATGTACCAGTGTCAGGCCATTCACGGGCTGATTATCGAAAATCCCTTCATCTTGGAGAATCTCAAATTGTGGGGACTCAAACCCAGGAAGAGCCTTGATGAAGATATGCCCTACATGGTTCAACAACACCCCGACCTGCTGGGGCCCTGGCTCCGCGGGCTCATCGACGGCGATGGTTCTGTCTTTCAGACGACGCAGTACGGCAAGCCACAACGCCATGTCGTCGTGCTGACCAGTCACAAACTCAGTGCCTGGCTGCAGGAGACCTTGCGTATTCCCTGTAGCATCGAACCAGACCATAAGGGGGTTCCGGGCTTGACATCTATGCGCTTCGCTGGCAAAAATGCCGAACGACTCGGCAACCTGGTATCCGGATTCCCCAGACTCGAAAGAAAATGGGGCCCTCATTTTGAAAACTTGTAAGGAGAACTGATGCTGACACCCAGGGAGATGTCGCAGCTCTTTAAGGCCACGACGGCGATGGCCGGGACCGTCATCAACGGCGACCAGCTGGTCGGCCTCCAGGACGTTCTGGACCTCCTCTGCCTCTACAGCTACGACTACCCCATCGTGACCAACAACGGCGCCACCTGGACGCTCCGGTTCCAGGACGCCGAGAAGGAAAAGAAGCGATGAAATATCGGGTCAAGGTCCTGAACTACGACGGGGTTCCGGACTCCAGCGGCGAAATCTTTAGGCCCCAGGGCCTTCAACTCCCGTACCAAAGCCTGCCGATATACCAGGGTCCGCCGATGGTTGAAAACCTCATCGGATATGCGGACCCGGAATCAAAATCCGACGGCCTCTACGCCGACCTGGAATTCATCGACCTCTGGCAGCGATACCTCTATGACCTCTTGCTTCACACCCCCTACGTGATTGGCTTGGTTCATGACCATCGAGGTCCTGAAATCTTAAAGTATTCAGTAAATGCCATCGGGCTTTCAACTGGTCCGAATGTCGACCGGCGGGTCCTCAGTATCCGAGACCAGATTTCTTGGAAGCCGGTGGTCTGCTGCTGTGACATCCGAAATCTGCTGTCAACAGGTCACGACTCCTGCTGCCTGGAGAAGAAGAAATGACCGCCGCGCCCTCCTGGTTTCCGTTTTTTGCCGGCCACATACTGGAGTTCGACGGCGACCGGGTCTTTTTCCGGAACCCCGGCGACCAGCGGATTGACTACGTCATGACCGTCAACGACTACCAGGCAATCATGGAGCTAGCAGCCCATCTGGACCGGGTTACGTCATCCCTTTTCCTTGATACCGCCTGGGAGCCTAAGGACGAGAAATGACACCGGCAGAAATCATCAGAGACGCCGAAGACATGGCCAGGAACTACCCCGACGACCGGCTGCGGTTAACCGGCGCCGAAATCATGGCCCTGGTCGCCGTCGTCCGGGAGCAGGCTTTGGAAGCGGTGCTCGCCGAGATCTGGAAGGACTACATCCATCCCGACAACGTCGAGGTCTGGGCTGCGGACCGCAATGTCAGACAAGAACTGACATCAGCTATCAACCAACTCCAAGGTAAAAATGACAAATAAGGTCGTCAAAGACGGAACGGTCGCAGTACTTTACTCCCCGGGGTACGGAGCCGGTTGGTACACCTGGAATGGGGCCAATACCGATTGCCTGTTCGATCCCGACATCGTCGCCCTGGTCTTGGCTAACCGCCACGACGAAATCGACGACCTGGCCAAAACCAAGTGGCCGGACATGTATCTTGGCGGCTCTGAGAACCTGAAGGTTGAATGGGTGCCGGTGGGCAGCCTGTTCAAAATCAGGGAGTACGACGGCTCAGAGCGTGTCGAAATCATGGATATCGACGACGGCTGGATTCAGGCATGAGCCACCACTACGAAGAGGGAACCCTGGAACCCCACATCGACCCCCAGGAACTCCTGAGGAAAGCCCAGACTCGGATCCGGCGTCTGGAACGGAAGACTCGGCTACTGAAGAAGGCTGTTATCCGGAAGCTCAAGAGGAAGAAGAAGTGATGCTGCCCTTCAACTGCGGCAACAGCTACCGATACGCCACTGACTCCGAACTCCGGACCGGGATTCGGGAGAGAAAAAGACAGGTGCGGACCGGGGTAATCCACCCCGCTATCCGCTGGACACTCCAGGCCATGACCGGGGACCTGCCGGACCTGCGGAGAACCCCGGAGAAGCCCCTACTGCCCCCGATTCCAGGCCACGGATGCCGAACCCCGCCATGACTGACTCCCAGAGAAACTGCTGCCACCGCTGGATGCTGGTGCCCGGCGGCGAGGTCGGCGGCATCATGCAGCTCGGGCACTGGGTCTGCATCAAGTGCAATTTGAAAGGTCCCAGCAGCCGGTTCCGGTGCCCAGGCCTTGACTGGACCCATACCGACGTGGCATCCTGCAGCTGTACGGCCTGTTCGGAGAAGAAATAATGGCCAGATCTAAGCAGAAAGATTCGATTCCAGAATCCCTATGGGAGCAAATCAAATCCGGTAATAAAGAACCTTGGAGGGATGCACTGATGGTCATCCTCCGCGGACATGAGAAAAATCAGAAGCAGCAGCGGCTCCGTGTTCATCAGGCCAATAAGACCAAGCCACAGGAACCACGATGACCCCCGAAGAAGCTGAAGAAGAGGCCCGAGACTGGGCCGCAGAAGCTGGTGTAGAATACCGAGAGAGGAAATAATATGGCGATGGAAGACTACTGCCAGGGCTGCGGGAAACGGAACTGCATCTGCCCGCTAGAACAGCTCCCTCTTTTGGAAACGAAAACTATCAGCCGCTGCAAAAACGCCAGCCGATACCGAGGCTTGAGATTCCCGACCTGTAACGGCGGCAACCCCTGCCTGGCCTGCCTGAGAAAGTGGGAGAACCACAAATGACGCCCGACGACTTCAAGGCCCTGATTTCCATCCTGTCGACAGCCGACGGTGGCTGCAGCTACTGCTTCAAACGCCTGGTCGAGCAGTGCTACAAGAAGTTCCCGGACTGGCCCTGGGACCTGCTGCCGGAGACCGAGGACTGGAATCACGAGTTTCTATCTGCCCTCCTGGCAGATCTGAAAGCCAACCGGAGGCCGTCGTGAAGACCTGCCGCACCTGCCATTACGACACCGACACTTCCCATGACGTGAAGTCACTTGAAGGCGATCTAAGTTTTTGTAGCCCGATCTGCCACCTCTGGTACGACCGTCAGGCCCGGCCTCCGGAGTCACTGAGAGAAGAGTACGATAAAGCCCGTAAAATCCTAGAAGACAACCCCCAATTCCGACCCGGCGACCAGTTCGATAGCTGCTACGCCATTTGTCCGTACTGCGGCTCCGCCATCGGAGACTGCCAGGACTGGGTCTCCCAAGACCCCGATATTTCTGAGTGTTTCCGCTGTGGAAAGAAATACAGGGTCTGGGCGGAATACAGCGTCGACTACTACACGGAACCCGTCGAAGACTGAGTTGACACAGACACTGAGCTGCGATAGTATTCAAAAAGCCAGGAGAACCGATGACTGCAAAGACTAAGAAGCCCGTCGTCAAGAAGAAGCCGCTTAAGACCCCGGAGGCCCTGCTACTGAAGTCCAATCTCAAGACCTTTAGTGGCGCCGCCAACCTCTACCGGCTGTCCCGGCCCCTCAAGGACTACGACGGCAAGGGCCACCGGTTCGTAATCGTCAGCGCCAAAGACGTCATGTTCAGTGGCCCGGAGACCTACATCTTCCCGGCCACCGAGGATGGCGAAATCGTGGACTGGATGGAGATGCCCGGCAGTTTCCGGGGTAGCCTCGACCACAACCAGGCCCTCCGGAACGCCGGCTACGAGGTCGTCGATGGCTGAGCAAACCGAGTTCCTGGTCCGGGTGGTCCGGATTCCCGGCGTCGAAAAACACCCACAGGCCGACAGGCTGGAGGTTGTTAACCTCGACGGCTACGTCTGCATCTCGCAGTCCGGGCTCTGGAAGACCGGTGACCTGGCGGTCTACGTGCCGGTCGACGCCCTGGTTCCCACCGACCGGCCGGAGTTCGCCTTCCTGAAGAAGGATGGCAAGACCCACCACCGCGTCAAGGCCGTCAGGCTCCGGGGCATCTTCAGCATGGGGCTCCTGGTCCCGGCACCCCCCGGCTTCAAGGCCGGCGACGACGTCCAGGAGGCCCTGGGCATCTCGAAGTATATGCCACCGGCTGAGGCCCGTCTAGAGGCCCACAATGCCGGGGTCGCCGCCGCACGACTCGGCAAGAAGGTCGGGGGCCTCAAGCTACCGGTCTACGGACTTGATGCGGCAAGGAAATACCTAGGCTTCCTGGAATGGGGTCAAGATGTTGTAATCACAGAGAAAATTCACGGAACCAATTTCAAATCCTGCTACCATCGCGGGCGGCTCTGGGTCGGCAGCCACAAGGTGATGCGGGGTTGTAGCCGGCACTGGGGCGCCGAGGCACTGGACCGGCTGAAGCTGAAGGTCATGTCGGTCCTGGGCTTCCGCCACCGGGCCCATACCCTCCAAGAGGCCGGAGACGTCTGGTGGCAGACCGCTGAGACCCTGCAGTTGAAAAAGAGGCTGGCTTTATTCCCGGACCACATCCTCTACGGCGAGGTCTACGGAGAAGGCGTCCAGGACCTGACCTACGACAGCCCGAAGGGCAGGAAATTCCGGGCCTTCGACGTCTTCGACATCCGGGAGAACCGGTTCCTGGACTGGCCGGAGTTCCTGGACTTCATCACCAGAATCGGCCTCGATGAAGTCGATGACGTCGTACCGGCGCTCTATGAGGGGGAGTGGACCCCCGAGGTCTGGGCCCAGTTCAAGAAGTATGCCGACACCGGGGTCAGTACCCTGGCGCCTGAAGGCCGGAAACCCCACCTGGTGGAGGGCATCGTCATCAAGCCCCGGCAGGAGGTCATTCACCCCCATATCGGCAGGCTGGCATTGAAATATCCGGGAGAAAATTACTTGACCCGGAAGGAGGATTGATGTCAAAGTACGGAGAAATGACCGACTTCCAATCCGCCGCCGCCCGGGGGGCCCCGCTTCCGACGACACTGGAGGATGCCCTGAAGGAGATCGAGACCCTTCGCCTCATCCTCTTCCGGGAGCGTAGGTTCCTGGTCGAGAAGGTCCAGGAGATTCAGGACCTTAAAAATCAGGTAGCGGCTCTGGAGGCTCTGGGGCCAACGGACTGCCTACAGGGCTGAGACATGGCCAAAAATCTGACTCCGCGTCTCCCAGACCCCCTCCCCAACTGGCTGCTGCAGGAGCTGCAGCAGGACCTGGAGGACACCGCCTTCGACGCCGGAGTCTCCATGCGGGAATGTGGGGGCTGTGAACTGGCTTTCGCCCGGTTCCAACAGGCCTCCGAGGACCTGAGGTTCGCCCTGCGGTTGCTTCGGACCTCCAAAAAGTGATAAGGTGCCGGCATGCACATCTGCAGCCTTGAAATCCAGCAGCTACTTCTGACACTTCCGGCCCTGGCCCAGGCCCTGGTCTGGTTCAAAACTAGGAGAACCCGTGGAAATCACTGAGACAATGCTGCTGCAAATTAATAAGGCTAAGGATGGGGACATGATGGTCTTCAAAAGCAACAGCCCAGCTGATTGCGATGCCGTGGGTCTCTTTGACCTCATCAAGAGGACCTGTGGTAAGAAGCTGGCCGTCGTGATTATAGGGTCTGATGAAGAACTGACCCTCCTGGAGGCCTCTAAGGCCCGGGCGATTCTGGAGAGACTGGCTGGCAACAAGCCCTGACCGGGCCCCGTGGTGACAACGGCAGCACACTCAGACTGATGACCTGAGAGACGTGGGTTCAACTCCCACCGGGGCCGTTGACAAAAGAACCACAACCCCATAAGGTATTCGTTATGGACTACTTCGCAATCTACAGGGACATCGACTTCATGCTGGTGGGCCTCCGGGAGGAACTGGAGGCCGGCCGCAACAACTGGGACCGGCTCTACAACGACCGGGGACTCCTCAACGCCGTCATCGGGGAGACCCATGGCATGGAGACGCACCGGGGCCATCTGGTACCCTACCGGATCCACCAACTCCGATTCCAGCTGATGTTCAAGGAAGTCCTCTTCAGGATGCGGCAGCGCTGGGAGCCGTCGACATGACTCATAAAGATTTCGACAAGGCCATTCCAACAACCATCACCGAAATTAACGGGGGTTGGCTCATTCATTGGGGCCATCCCTGGTTCCCGGACCAAAAGGTCCCGACTGTAGAGAAGGCCTTGGAAGCCCTTGAATTCTCTACGAAGGTCTTGGCATTTGCATTTGGTGTCGGGACCCTGAAACTTAGTTGGAGGCCAACAACTGAGGCCGGTCGTCTGGCAGTGGAGAAACTTCGAACTCAGGCTCCAGAAACTGCTCCTTCCAGCCCGGAACCCCGTCAAGAACCAGAGGAATGACTTTCTCCCATTCCAGGTAGTCTCCGAATTTAAGCCGGTTGGGAACAACCGCCTTATCCCAATCCCGCAGCCTGAGCCACCAGCAGCTGTCAACGGCGTGGACTCTCCCCTTACAGACCCTCCGGAGCATGTAAAGCCGAGTAGCTTCGGCTTTGAGACCGAAGAGCCGGCGGTACTCCCGCCAGTCCGACATGTGCCCTGGGTATCTCATCTGGCCCTTCAGGGTCCGCAACTCCGCTTCAACCCGCCTCAGTTCCTGCAACCACTTAGATTTATTCAACTTCATACACGACTCCCTGGCCTCAGAGGCCGGCTAACCGGAGGCCCGACATGAGCTTCCGGAGGTTCTTGGTACGGGGGTGGGGCCTGACTCCAACGGCCATGGCTGCGCCCAACCAGGGGGCATTGGGTTCCCGAATCAGAACAAATTCGCAACCGGCTTCAGAAAGCCGAGCCGCCACCTCAAGGAGCTGGGCTTCGGAGTCGACGCCAAGTATTACCGCATGTGTGTCCGGAGGCAGATTTCCGGGGCTACTCTCTCCGGCGGCGTGGCACAGCTGGGCGAATTGGACACCGGGCGGCACGTCGGTCCTGATGCAGCAGTAGTGATACCAGGGCCCGGTATCTACGCCGGGGCTCCATAAAGGAACACCTCCGGCTTGTGGATTCTGAATCTGGTCGCGAGCTTGGTTATCGCTGCGGCTGATGCCCTGATGCCATGGTCAGTAGATTACCACAGTTCCGGAGTCTGTCAAGGCTGTGGTATACTGAAGGCCTCAATTGGAGGAAAAATGGAACTCTATCGCGACATGCACGGAATCTGGGTCCGGGAACCTTACCCGGCGGAACTAATGGGCCAATTTCACTTGGATATCAACGAAATCGATACCAGCCGATGGTCCCATCCTGATATTCTCAACAATATCATTTCACTTCCCATCCGGAAGAGCACGTTACTGCAATTCGACGAACCTCAAATTTACTCCGGGGGACCAATAACGACTCGGTTCGTCATCCCGGCCGGCTTTCTATCAGTGGTTTGTACCAACCGCAAGGATGCCGAACATATTCTACATGTCGAGTTAATCAAGCTCTGTAGAGTCGAGGGCATTGTCATTAAATCCATCATGGTTCGGCCTTCGGTACTGACCTGCTACAGTGAACCCCGAACTGGGGAGAAGCCGACTTGCGCCTGCCAATTTGGGCCAGACGATATCCGGCCAGCAATTACCCGATATGCGGCTTTCTGCATCCTTCACGGTTACGGTTACCTGCCGGGGATGGAACCCGGTGCCGACCCCGTGGGTCTCAGTCCTGAGACCCTTAGAACAATAGGAATACGAATCGGTCGCCTGGAAGGTCGCCTCGGGACCCCCGACGAGTTCGAGCCCGAGCCGTTTCAGCTGCTTTAATCATTTAGAAGCAATCGGTCCGCTTGATGAGCCTTGAATTTACTGTGGCTCTTCCGGTCCGGGGCGTCTACCAGGGCCTGAATCTCTTGGGGAACCTGATCAAACTCATCAAAACCGAGAGAGTTGAGGTGCATGGCATACGCCACTCCATGCTTCCGGGCCTCCTCGACATCACCGGACCCCTGGGCAGACCTCAAGCCTCTCAAATGATGAGCAGCCGCCTGCAGGTGGTGCTCCCGGCTGTAGTCCCGATGGGCCTGTTCTTCGGCCTGTTCCCTGGGCATACCGTTTTCAAATTCGTGTACGGCCGATCGACGCTCCAGGTCCGGGACATGCTGAGCCGACACCAGCTTCCGACCCCTCCAGGTAGGTATTTCAGCCATTGTCGTCACCCATCAGTGCCTTCCGGAGCGCCTTACGATGGACGGTCCTCAACCGATGGCAGTTGGAACACACCACTTCACATTTAGCCAATTCCTCCTGAAGAATTTTTATATTGACAGGAGTCCAAGCCATAGTAGATATATTCCCGACTTTAACGCCTCGAACGTGGTCAAAATCCATGACCGCAGTATGATAGCTCACACCGCAATCTGCACAAGGATTACTTTTAATATTATTGATCAAATCTATATTTCGGCGCTTAAGCTCTTTGATACATTTCTTCTGTTGTTCTCGTCTTTGGGGTTCTTTATTTTTGACTGAATAGTAGGTAGCAAGATGCTCCTTGTTGTTGCTTTTAAATTCAGACATAGCTACCTTGTGTTTTTCCCACCCCGGTGCACCTTTCTTACGATAAGCAGTGATCCTTTTGGTGCGGCACCGTTTGCAGGTTTGGCGTCGTAAAATATTTCCCGTTTTCTTGGACACGCCCCTGAGGCTGAAGGATTCCTCGTCTTTTTCAATTCCGCACAAATTACAGATTTTCATAACGCAAGGCTCTTATCAATGCCTTAACCAAATGCAAATCCGACCCAATCTTAAACTCTATCACACTTCCGTCTTCATATACAGTAGTCGTGATATTTTTTCGCAATTCGGACCAACAAAGACACCCGACAAAGCGCCCATTTTTAAAAATTACCCCGTCACAGGCCGGACAGCTGCGCTCCAGGTCCGACTTCCCGACTTTCAGAGACGGAATTTTCGGGATTTTAGGCAGTTTCACCCCGGGTTTGGCCCCGCCTCCGGGCTGCTGGGGCTGTTGAGGCTTCTGGGGATTAACACCTTTTGCTTGGACGTCAGGGCCCTGAGGAGGGGTGGGGCCCAACTGTTTCTGGGGTCTGGCGGTCTGGCCCGGGAGTTCAGTCTTGTAAGTACTGCGGAACGCAGCCCCCTCATCGGTCTGGACATCTCCGGCCAGAATGGGCTTCCCGCTGATCTTTTTGGCGTGGTCGTACATGGCCGAAGCCAGGCCCCGACGCTGGTGGTCGTCGTCTACGGTTACCGTAACGGGTTTCAGGCCCTCGGGGTGGTGACTGAACCAAGCCGTGCCGACGTGCTGACCTCCGGGCGCAAAGGCGTGAACCTTAAGGCCAGCCGGGCCGTGCTCCTCCTTCAGCTGGTAGCCGGCTCCGGGGTCCAGGACTTTCTTAGCCAGCGACTTCGTCAGTTCCTGCGTCCGGGCCAGGGCGTCAATCGAAGCCCCTAACCTCAGCAGCTGTCGGTCTTTGGCGCGGCCACTACCGGGAGCCGGGACTCCCAGACTTACGGCTACGGCCGCAGCCATAAACTCCGGAGAAGCCGTCTGAAACTCCAGGGTCTGGTCGCCGCCGAGACTGATAACGCCCTGGAATCCGGCCTCGGATTTCTGAAAACGTAAATAACTATTGTCGTCCCCCGGCACCCGCCCCTCATAGTAGTCCCGCAGCCCCAACCAGGCCAGGGCGGCGCGGGGTACCAGTAAAGGCTCTAGGGTGGGTTCGGCGTCAGTGGCTTTTTCAAGGGCTGAAGCTCCTTCGACGCCGAGAGTCTCTTTCAAAAAGCCATAAACACTGGAATCCATGTCTGTTAGATTACACCGTTGACAGCCAAAGATGAATTCGATATAGGAGAAGATATGAAAGCCAAAACCGTCAAGAAGTCCCACCGTTGACAGCCAAAGATGAATCCGATATAGGAGAAGATATGAAAGCCAAATCCGTCAAGAAGTCCCCCAAGAAGTCCCCCAAGAAGTCTAAGTTCCCTGAAAAGACCATCCTCTGCCTCAGAACCTGTAGGAAAGACGGCTCTAATGAATTCAACGGTTTCCGGTGGCCACTGGTGGTCGGGGCCGTGGCCACGGCCCCGGACTGGGACCCGACCCCCACCTGCGGCTCCGGACTCCACGGCCTGGCGTGGGGGGCCGGGGACGCCGGCCTGGTGGACCGGGGCCCCCACGCCGTCGGCCTGGTCGTTGAGGCCCGTGCCGACGAGGTCGTAGACCTCGGAGGCAAGGTCA